TGGTACCCCGACAAGAAACGCGGGGGAGCCATGCCCGGAGCGGGGCGACCTACCGATAACGAAAGGCTTATGAGAAAGATAAAATCTGTTTTGTGATTACAGATATTTTTTTAATTTTGTATCATTACTAATTAATTATGACTTATCAAACCTTCCCATTCGGAAAGTACAAAGGAGAATCTCTTTCAAATCTTCCGACCAATTATATAGCTTATGCTATAGAATCATTTGATTTACCAATTGAGTTATTGTTTGATCTAAAAGTAATACTTGCACTCAGGCTTAATATGACTGATGTTAGTGACCGATTAGATGAATCTGTTTTACAAACAAGTTATCGAAAGATGGCTTTAAAGTACCACCCAGATAAAGGAGGCACAAAAGAACAGTTTCAGGCTATTCAGGACTTTTATCAAACAATAAAGTCAAATGGCTAAGGAATCATTTTTACTTTATCACGGATACTACGAGCCAATAAAGAATCTATCCTTAGAAGATAAGGGTATGCTGTTTGATGCAATTTTTCAATTTTCTATTTCTGGAATTGAACCAAACAATACATCAAGGATTTACATGGCATTTCAGTTTTTTAAAAATCAAATGGTTCAGGATTCCAAGAAATACGATAGAACTGTTGAGAGAAACCGCCAAAACGGGCTAAAAGGAGGCAGACCAGAAAACCCAAAAAACCCAGTGGGTTTAAAAAAACCCAAAAAAGCCGATACTGATACTGTAACTGTTACCGATACTGAAACTGAAACTGATTTTTTAAACTGGCAATCTTGGGGTAATTTAATTGTTGATAATTCTGACCCTGTTTGGGAATCAATGCGTGGGCGTATAGTAAGTCGATCAGAGATGGATAATTTTATTTCAGTGGCCACCAGAAACAAATGGGTAATGAGAACAGCTCAGGAATTTAGAACATCTTTGAAGGGATTTACTCCTTTTGGCCAAACACAACAAAAATTTAACCGTGGCAAACTACAATGACATTCGCAGATTTCGATATTGATACCGGTAGGCGAATGAGTGGCCAGATAATGACTACCTGCCCGAAATGCAGCCAAGACCGCAAAAAGAAAAACGTTAAATGCCTTTCGGTAAACATTGATAAAGGCATTTGGAAATGCCACCACTGCGACTGGTCGGGTGGGCTTCAAAAAAAGCAATACGTTCTGCCCAAGTGGGAAAACCAGACCTCACTTTCGGACAAGGTTCTGGAATGGTTCCTAAAACGCAATATAAGCCAAGATGTGCTTTCGGCCATGAAAGTAACGGACGGGCCGGAATGGATGCCTCAGACTGGCAAGGAATGCCATACAATCAGGTTTAATTACTTCCGTGACGGTAAACTCATAAACACCAAGTACCGGGACGCTGAAAAGAACTTTAAACTGGTAAAGGATGCCGAGCTGATATTTTACAACATTGACGGCCTTAAAGATCAGGAAGAGTGCATAATCGTGGAGGGTGAAATTGACGCTTTGACCTTGATAAAGTTAGGCCATACGAATACTATCAGCGTTCCGAACGGGGCCAGTAAGGGGCACAACAACATGCAGTATCTGGATAACTGTTATCAGGACTTTGAAGGAATCAAATCAGTAATAATTTGCACGGATAACGATGAACCGGGCAACAATCTGGCAAACGAACTGGCCCGAAGGATAGGCGTTGAGAAATGCTCCCGCGCCCTTTTGGGTGAGTTTAAGGACGTGAACGAAATGTATTGCAAAACCGGAAAGGTAGAATTTGACATTAAACCGTTTCCGATTGAAGGCGTGTTTGGGGTTTCCGACCATTGGGAAAGCATGTTAAACCTGATTAAAAACGGGTTCCCGAAAGGATGGAAGCCACGCGGTAAGATCGGGCAGCAGTTAAGCATCCACCCCGGCTATACAACCGTAATAACCGGAATACCCGGGCATGGTAAGTCTGAAATAATCGACCAGCTTTGCCTTCAGTTGTCTTTGGATTACAACTTGAAAGGCGCTTATTTTTCACCTGAGAATCGCCCGACCGAAGTACACCTACTGAAGATCGTTGAAAAACTGATTGGCAAATCTGCCTTTAAAACGGAGGCAATGCTAATGGAAAAGGCAAAACAATTTTTAGAAGATAGATATTTCTGGCTATACCCAAATGACGGATATAACCTTGACAACATTCTGGAAAAGGCCCGGCAAGCGGTTTTAAAGTTCGGAATAAACTGGTTTGTAATCGACCCTTGGAACAAATTAGAACACCAATACACCGAAAGCGAAACGAAGAACGTAAGCGAAAGTTTGGATAAGATTGCCAACTTTAATCACGCCAACGGAACACACTGTTTTATTGTAGCTCACCCGCGCAAGATGTCAATGAATGCTGAAAAGTACGATGTGCCGGGCCTTTACGACATATCAGGGAGTGCCAATTTCTACAACAAAACCGACATTGGTTTATCTATGTACAAAGAATCTGACGGGGTAAATACTTTGTTCATACAGAAAGTAAAGTTTAAATATTGGGGTGATGGAATTGCCGAAATACCACTTTACTGGGATAGGACAAACGGCAGATACACTGAGCAGGGAAGCGATCCAACAAACTGGCTGGTTAATCCAATCAAGCCGGAATCAATAAATTTTTACGAAAAAGACGATACCCCATTTTAAAGCGACTGGATAGCAAGCCAACGAAAAACTAAAAATGAACACACGAAACACCTCCAACTATTCCGCACAGTTTAGCAACGCCAAGCCCGTTGAGCGTAACACCATAGGCTCGGACGCGGAATTTGGAATCCTCGTGGCTATGCGCAAGATTTGGGAGGGCGAAAAGAAGGAATGCCGAACAAAACTTAGCTTTCCGGAGTGGCTGATGGCACCCAAAAACGGCTAAATTAGGGTAAAAACGAAGGGTTGAAAAAAATATTGAAAATATTCACTTGAAAATGTTACAAAATCAAAATAGGTCTGTATATTTGTATCAACAAAACGAAACAACGCCATGAGCTTCAACAAAAACTTTTACCAGCCTAACACTACAGCCACCCGCGAAATGGCGGAAAAAAGAATGTTAGAAACTGGCTTCAAATCCTTTTCTTTTAAGGGTAGCTCTTTCTCAAATGGAGCATCTTTTTATTTCACACTTACCGATGGTCGTGAAGTAAGAGTAAGCGATCATCCCCTTACAGGTAATAGGGCTTTTAACGTGTTGGAAGTAAACCTGTATCCAGTAAAAAAGTTAGGATTAAATCGTTGATTAAAAGAATGAAAAAAAAAGGAACATGGGGAGGCAAGCGGGTAAGCACCAAGCCAAAGAAGGAAAAAACGGAGGTAATCCGCGTCCGTAGCGCTAACAAAAAGATGTTAAAAGCGATTGACAGGTTTAACGATTTGGAAGTACATGAAGAAAAGAAAGAGGCTTACAATTTACTCAAGGAGCCGCTTAATGATCTTGTCAAGAAACTAAATGAGGAACAATGAAAGAGATAAAGTTTCGCGGAATTTCGGTAAAGTCTAACGATTGGGTTTATGGTGATCTAAATACTTATATAAAATCGAAGCAAACAGGCCCACTAATTTGGGATGAAGTTAAGCCTGATTCAGTAGGTATGTTCACTGGCCTAAAGGATAAGGAAGGAATAGAGATTTATTCCGGTGACATCGTAACTACTTCAACAGGAAAGGCAATGGTAATAGGCTGGTCTGAAAAATTCGCATCATTTGTAATTGAAAGAGACGGCTGGGCTTTTCAGCACTTTTTCGGTGAGGCAATGAATCCTCAAGACTGCACAGTAATCGGCAGCATTCACCAAAACCCCGAACTACTAAACTAATGTACTGTAGCTGTGGCAACCCCGTAGAGAACCGCGACACCGGAAAATGTGGCACGTGTTCTCATGCAGAAAGGAAAGCCGCTAAAGTAAAGGAGAAAAAGGTTTACGTTATTCCGAAAGTTTCCGCTAAATTAGCAATCTTCGTATTGTTTATTTGTGCAATTGCTATTGTTGCATTAGTTATTAAAAGCATTTCCTGAAAGGCGTTCGGGATAGTTTGAGTTTAGATTAAAGCCCCTCCCCGGCAGCACGTTGTCGGGGAGGAAATAGGGGAATGGCGGAATTGGTAAGACGCAAGTGGTTTGACAGGCAAAAATGAATTCGATTAACGGACTGATCACCCGCGAAAGATTTGAAACACTTAATTAACTAAAAGGCCTATTGCTTTACGGTGATGTTTAACCAAAACCATGCTAAAAGTATGGCGTGTTGAGTTTATAAAACCGTTACAGGTTCGAGTCCTGTTTCCTCTACAAAAAGAGATCGTTCTTTTTTAATCTACGTTGGAAGTGAATAACGAAAACTTCATAAGAAAGGGCTGATTTAAAAGATTTCGTATATTTGAACTAAATAGTTAGTTCCACGTGGAACGAAAGATTAATCAATATTTTTTCAATGGCAGGTAAAGGTGGTGCGATGCCGGGCGCGGGGCGCAAATCTAAGGCCGAGGAGCTTAAAGTAGCAAATCAGGCAATCTCAGCGATTACAAAAAAATACGGGTCTCCTGAAGATGGCTTCAAGGCGTTATTAGAATCTGGAGAGGCAAGTCTTATTAAGTGGGTATTTGAACATGCCTACGGGAAGCCACAGGACAAAGTAGACGTAACTACTAACGGTAAAGACCTTCCAACATCAAAAGAGGTGGTTTTCCGTGACTATGATAAGCCTTGAATTTTCTAAAAAATACAAGCCACTATTTACAACAAAAGCCAGATACATTGACTTGTGGGGCGGACGGGGTAGGGGCGGATCATACACCGGCACTAAGTACTTCCTTCATCTGCTAACCCAGCCCGAATACTTCAGGGGCTACCTCATGCGGGAAATAGCCGGAGATGTTCGGGAATCACTATGGCGTGATTTTAAAGACAGGATTGAGGAGGAAGGCCTTGAACATCTGTTTGAGTTAAACGAGACTGCAATGAGCGCAGTCTGCACCATAACAGGAAATACCCTACTTTCTAAGGGCTTTAAAAAATCAAGCGGTAATAGGACGGCAAAATTAAAGTCGTTAGCTGGTGCAACTCATGTACTGATTGAAGAAGCCGAGGAGATAGCGAAATTTGACTTTAACCAACTTGACGATACGCTTAGAACAAAGAAGGCCGAAAATATCCAGATCATAAGGATTTTTAACCCCCCATCAAAAAACCACTGGATTTGGGATAAGTACAACTTAACGCCAGCCTCAATTGAAGGCTACTATCAGGCCACACAAAAAAATGATCCTAATCTGCTTTCAATATTTTCAAACTATTACGACAACCTAATAAACGTGCATGTTTCCAGCGTTCAGGCGTGGGAGGACTACAAGAAAAGCGATCCGGAATATTACTATACCATTATTCAGGGATTGATAAGTGAGGGGGTACGAGGTCGGATTTACAAGCACTTCCAGCCAGTTAAAGAAATGCCAAACGAATACCCTAAGTTCTATGGTTTGGACTGGGGATGGAATGATCCGGTGGCTTTAGTAGAATGCGAAAACCACAACAAAACAATCTGGTTAAAAGAGCTGGTATATCAGTCAGGAATCACAAACGAGGAGCTTTCAAACCGAATGGCAGAACTTGGCATAAGCAGAACCGCACCAATCTATGCAGACTCAGCCGAACCGAAAGATATTGAACAAATGAGACGTTTAGGATGGAATGTAAAAGCCAGCGTTAAGGGTGCCGACTCAGTTAGAAACGGGATAAAGTTTTTGCAGCAACATGAGGTTTTTGTTACAGAGAATAGCTTAAATTTGTGGAAGGAGTCAGAAAATTACCGTTGGCGTTTAGACCAGTACAAGAAACCAACCGAGGAGCCAGAAGATAAAGACAATCACCTGATGGACGCCATACGGTACGCAATGGACAAGATTAAGAAACCATCCGGATTAAGAATAGTATGATCGAAAAGCAAGGCGATTTATCGGTGTTTTATCAGCCAGACATTAACGCAAACTTTGTTGATATTCTGGATTTAAAAGCACTTTTTGAATATGTTAAACTACCTAAAGAATTGCGCAAACTAAACAGCCTTGAACTTGGAAAGCTCAGGCAGGATGGCGATCACTTTTATCTACTAATAAAATTTGAAGATGGAACAATACACCAGACAACCTAAACTAACCAGAAAGCAGAAGATTAGTGGTCTTCTGTGGATATCGTTTATTTTTTCAATTGGCTTACCCTTGTTGGGTATTATTTGCCGGGTTGCTTGGTGGCTGTTTAAATTAGGATATGAGATTTTCTATATTCTCTAACAAGGGCGAACGGGATATTAAAATCCCCGACACATGGGAAACTCTTCCAACGTCTGCCTATATTCAACTGGCTAAAGAGTGGGATGGAAAGGATATGGTTAAAGCTTTTTCGTGCCTTACCGGAATACCATTTCAAACCATGTTCGACAAAAAGGATCCAGAACTGGAAGCGCAATTAATGTTGGCTACCTCTTTCCTATTCTCGCAGCCGCAAGATTTTAAGTCTGCTAAAGTGCCGGAGTATTTTGAGTTCGATGACTGGAAAATAAAGACCAAAGACTTAAGCCTTTCAATCGGCCAGTCTATTCAGGTTCGGCAGAAACTTGATACATGCAAATCTTATGACGAAGCGATAGCCTTTGCCATTGCCACCGTAATCCAACCAAAGATTGACGGTGAGGTAAACAGCGAAAGGGCGGAACAATTGGAAGGCCAGATTTTAGAAATGCCAATCACCAAAACTTACACGGTAGGTTTTTTTTTGCTAAAGCCATTGCTGAAAGCTGGAAAGACTACTATTCTAAAATGGCTACTTTTGAAGACAATGCTCCCCTTAACGAAAAGAGGCAGAATGTTGCGGCACTGGCAAAAGTTGAGAGACTCGAACCGTTCCGATACTTAGATATGATCGGGGACTATGCAGAAAGATTTGGACTTGATCCTGACTTTGTGTATAAAAATAGTAAATTTGAAACCGTTACCGCATTCCTGATAAGCTGGAAAGAAAAACGGGAGTTTGAGGATAGGTATTTGGAGTGGGATAAAATGTTAAATCAACAAACACCAAAATGATCAAACTGGAAAGAATCAAATGGCACTGATTGACGAAATAGAGTTAGCAGTAAGTAGCCTTTCAACTACAACAAAGTTCTACTATGCAGACCTTGAGGAAGCGAACGCAACAATATTTGACAAGATTTCGAGCGGTGAGTTCCCAGTTTGTCTGGTTATTCCTGCTGATATTACCGACACGCGTACATCGGGCAAAGTAACGAGCACAGCAGAACTTAATTGCATTTTTCTTTCCAAAGCAAAGCAAGACACACTCGACAGGCCGACAGAAGAAATAGAGTCAGAAGTTATCGCACCAATGCGATCTCTGGCCCGTGAGTTTGTAAACCGGTTAGACGATAGCGACATAATAGAAGGCAACGGGATAGAGGATGTAGTTCATCGCAGCATCCATCAGGCGTTAATGGACGCGCACCTTTACGGGTGCTGGTCTGTTTTCACGATAAACTTTACTGAAGGTAATTCACTTTGTCCACCACATTGAACACTCAAGAAACCATATCGGAACTACTCGACAACATCCGAAAGGTCTACATTGATCGACAGAAAGAGCAGGGTATAAGATCATCGGGCAAGTCAGCCGAAAGCCTGCGGATCGAAACAACGGAATCAAGCGGAACTCTTTACGGGGCCAAATACTTCTTCCAGCAGAAGAAAGGACGCAAGCCGGGCAAGTTCCCGCCACTATCGGATATACTTGACTGGATTAGGGAGAAAAGAATTACCCCACGTGATTCAAAAACAACCGAAAGACAACTTGCGTATTTATTCGCCCGTAAGATTGCGCAGTCAGGAACAGACGTGCATCAAGGCAAGCGCGAAGGGCTGGACGTTGAGAATCAGGTCGAAGACTTGGTTAAAGAATTTAGAGGGAAGTTAGACGAAGGATTTAAAGCCGAGATAAAAGCAAGCCTTTAATTTTTAACCCATTATATTTGTTTATGCAAATACACAATTAGAGGATGGCACAACCTACAGTAACAGCAAGGCCAGCGGATTGGGCCGGAACATCCGCGCCAATACTTTATAAGTTTACCTCCACCAATTACACTGAGGTTGGGTATAGGCTTGAGGTTGAGATTTGGGACAATGTTGCTGCAACCAAGATTGCAGACGCTGTCTACTACCCTGATTCTGTTGGGGAGCTTTTATGTGATGTAAGCACCTTCCTTAAAACAAGCCTTGCGAACAATTCAGACCTAACCGCCGTCTTCATGTATGTAGATAACAATTGGAAAAACTACTACATAAAATATCAGGAGGTTTGGGGTTCTGGAAGCGAAACACAGGTAAGCGATTCTGCTAACGATAGGTTTGCTGTTTACGGTGGGCTACAGGTTGGCTTTGCCAACAACCTATCTGCCTATACATCAGGAACGCTCTTGTTCCTAACTCTTCAAACAGAGTTGACGGGGGTAAGAGGATATCCATTCACAATATCTTTCTATGCTGACGATGCTGGGGACGGAATGATTTTTAGAATGGAAAATTATCTTTTAGGAGCATTGGTAAGCACTTCCGACACGCCAGCTTTAAGCCTTGCGATTTGGCGCGGGTGTTATGCGTGGGATACGGATAATGCGGACGAGATTAGATTCTCCATAGTTGAGGGAATTTCATTTGATCCTCTTTCTGAGGTTAAGGTTCTGAAGTTGCGCGAAAGATGCGATAACACAATAATGCTTCAGTGGAAAAACTCATTAGGGGGAGACGAATGTTTTCCTTTCCAGATAAATCAGGAATACACATGGAACTATTCGGCAAACAAGAAAGCTAAGAGGCTAACTCTTTATGCTGATAATCTAACCTTAAATCAATGGGAGGCTATTCAGGGTTTGAATACAACGGGGGAGATTTACAGAACCAACATTACAGAAATGAACACTAATATAAACAGAACTTCTGATAAGGTCGGGCAGGCCGTTAATATCTTAAATCCAGATGGCAGCAAAACAGGAGTAGTTGTTATAACTCAACCAAACTCAACACAAACAAAGCAGATAAAACATTCTGCGGTAATTACTATTGAATATCCAGAGGTTCTATTACAATGAATGAAACAAAACTTTACATAGGAGACAACGCCATAGACCTTAAAGAGGGTCAGGTCATTGCTACTACTATAAAGCGAATAGAAATCGGAGACATCCAGAGCAGATTTGTAAACTACACAAATCAGTTTAAGGGTATTTGGACTGAGCGCAACAAAACAAATTTAGGGCACTCAGATAGTGAGTTATCGCAATCACCCATACCCTATACAATCCAGTCGGGGAGGGTTAGTAAAAATGGAATAGACATTATAAGGCGGGCTAATATTATTTTAAAATCCAGTAATGGGGATGAGTTTGATATAAACGTTTATGAAAATGTGTACGACTACTTTAAAGTAATATCAGGCCTAAAGTTATCAGACATTTCGCCAATAGCAAATTCAGCGTGGACAGTTTCGGCTATTGACTCAGCGAGAACAAACACCAGCGGAATAATTACAGTTGTTTTGAATTGGGGTAAATCAGGAGCAATTTACCAACCAAACTATTTTCTGCCATGTTTTTTTTATCACTCGATAGTAAGGGCAATTCTGGAATATACTGGGCTTGAGTTGTCCGGCTCTATACTAAGCGACTCAAGATTCACAGACCTTGTTATGCCTTTCAATGGAGATGAGTTTCTTTATCCTGAGACATTCACAAACACCGCCATAGGCAGGGGCTCACCAACTTCTTACCTTATACCAGACCTGATGGCTGCTGATGGTGATGTAAGAATAAACCTATCAACGGCAGATTATGGATCTGATAATTTTGATCTTATAAATAATGAATACGAATCCCCCGATTACTTTAATCTAACTGTAGAAGGATTTATAAGCGTTAGCGGAATAACATGGAATGATGGAACCGTATTAACGGGAAAGCTTTACAAAACAGGGGGAACTTTAATTGACTCGGGTACAATTGTGCTTCAGCCAACAACATCAGGAACGCTCTTGTTAGAATACACCGGGGACTTCATAACGGGCGATCAAATATACCTTACTATATCAGTGGACGCCCCAACCACAGGAACAGAGTTAACCATAGACGCGACCAGCTACCTAAAGATAGTTTGTAACAGGACAGTAAACAGAGCAAGCGTTAACTGGAATAAACTTTGGAAAGATGTTTCTTGCAGTGACATACTGAAGGACTTTTTTACAAGGTTTTCAATAATACCAAAACAACAAGACGGAGTATTGTTTTTAGAATCAATAGAAGACATAATCAATGACAGGGCTGGGGCTGTGGACTGGTCTCAAAAACTAATCAAAGCAGATAAGAATATAAACTTCGGAACGACATACGCGCAGGTTAACGACTTTATGTTTTCTGATTCTGTGGGGGATGTAAGTTTAGGAAGCGGATCAATGGACATAGCAAACACAACACTTTTAGATTATAAAGAATACTATACTACTGTCTTTCAAAACTGCAAAACAGAATCAACTAACGGCTATAATGTAGCTACAATACCCGTGTATGACACCACTTCTGCCGGAATTGATGCGTTTGCGGGGGAGCCCGGAATTAAATTGCTAACGCTAAAAGCAAGGACTACAGAGGGATCAATTTCATTTGATGTGTCTCCAAGAACAGATTACAAGTTAGGGTACTTTGTAGATATGTCGCAACCAAAAGACACAGGGTGGGGATATTTTCTAAATCAATTCTATAGAGCATTAACAGCATCTCTTCAAAAGAATAAGGTTATAAAAAAACTGTACAGATTAACTGATATAGATATAGCTGACTTTGACCACCACAAAATTATTTACGATGGTGAGGGTTACTACTTAGTAAATAATATAAATAATTTTGTTTCGGGTAAGTTTACGGTGGTGGAGGTCTTTAAAGTTACGTAGCGATGGAGGAAGAAATAATTTATAAGGTAGAAGTACAGGGGATTACTTCTATTGAAAGTTTAACAAAGGCAAACAAAGAACTCCGCGAGGAGCGAAAGAAGTTAGACCTTGACACAGCCGAAGGGCAGAAAAGAGTTCAGGCGATTAACGCACAATTAGATGCTAATACCAATAAGATTAAGGAGAATGTAAGCGCGTTAGAAAAACAACGGCTAAACATTGGTAATTACCAGTCGGCTCTTGATAGAGTTATTCCGGGATTTTCAGGATTCACACAAGGAATACAAAGCGCAACTACTGCAAGTAAGGCTTTAATCGCTACCCCATTGGGCGCAATACTGGCGGCTGTTGCTGTAGTATTGGGCGTGGTTGTGGCTGCTTTAAAGAAGTCCGAACCAGTGTTAGATTTCTTTGAGAACATCATTACTCAAATCACGGCTAACATAGATTTCCTTTTAACAAATCTTGATAAGTTAGGATCAATACTTTATGATTTGGCTACGTTTAATATTTCAGGAGCAATTGACAAGGTAAAAGGACTTACTCAGGAAATGATCGCGGTGGCCCGTGCCGCTCAGTTGTACTTGGATATTTTGCGAGAACTTGAGGACGAACAGGCGTTATTTACAGTTTCAAGCGCACAGCAAGAAAATCAGATTAAGGCTTTAGTGATCGCTTCTAAAAATCGCAACCTGACATTTGATGAACAGAAAGAAAAGATTCAGGAGGCCTTAAAACTTGAGCGAGAACTAACCGAACAAAGAATAGACTTAGCCAGAAAAGAAGAGGTTGCAACTATTAAGCAGATAGCTTTAAGCAGGGGATTGCGTCAGACCGAAGAGGAAAATTTTGACGCCTTTGTAGAAAGATTATTACGAGGGAATGAACTTTCTGGCGAAGAAAAACAACAGGTAGCCGACCTGAGCGCGGCCCGCATTAAAGCAGAATCTGAATCTTTGGCATTCCGAGAGAAGGCGGCTAACATGATCGCGGCTATTGATGACAAAGAAACAGCGGCTAATGAGAAACGGATAGCACAATCTCAGAAGGAGCAAGAGGAGCTAATGAAAAAAGTTGCCCTTATGAATGATGTGTCCAATACCGAGGACACTCTTCTTACAAGAGAGGTAGAAAGGAATGAGATTAAACTACAAGTACAGAGCAACTTTAACGAATCAATTTCAAAGATTAACAAGAAGTTCACCGATGAAGAGATAAAAAGGAAACAGCAGGAATCTAAAAACTTTGAGATAGCCGAAGGTCAGAAATTACAAACACAAAGAATTGTATTAAATGGACTAACTCAAGGGCTTAGGGCTTTTGGTATAGAGTCAAAATTAATTAACTCCGCATTGGCAGTGGCCAATACTTTCTTAGGGGTTACGGAAATTCTTAAAGCCCCGACAGCCCCATTTGTAGAACCCTTTGCATCGGTCGTTAGAGGTGTTCAGATAGCCACAACGCTGGCAACCGGATTGGGAGCTGTGGCAAAAATTAATAACGTAAGCTTTGCCGCTGGGGGTGGTAACTTCATCACAAAAGGCCCCACTATGTTGATGGTAGGGGATAATCCGGGCGGAGTTGAGCGGGTAACGGTTGAGCCTATTTCTGGCCGGGGGCAAACAAAAGTAAGTGGAAATCTTATACAAATGGCGGGCGGTGGAAGTTTGACAACTGTAGGAAGTGCGGCCAATAGGTCTGAATCTTCTTTGAGTATGACTAATCTAATGGATCAGCTTGCAAGCATTCAATTTGTTGTTACAGTTGAGGATATTAATGTTGCACAAAATAGAGTTAGTGAGTTTACAAACAGGGCTAAAATTCAATGACTTTACTCGAATACCACAAGGCAGGAATTTTAAAAGAGTTATTTGACAAGGGGATTATTAGCGTCAATCATTACACCTACATAAGATATTTTCAAGTCTGGGAGGCTTACCGAAAGCAGGGCTATTCAAAAAATAAATCTTACCTATACGCAAGTGATGAGTGTGGGGCTTGCGTTTCTACAATAAGAAAAGCCGTTAGGGTTGTTAATTCCTAACGGCTTTACCTCGCCATGCAAAACACAACAATGCCACGCATAACCTTACAACGACCTAACCTAACCAATTAAAAAAGTAATCAGGATAATATTTAAACTATCCTGATTTTCCTTACCCGACATCGCCTAACTCTACAAGACCCCACCGAACCGAACCATAGAAAACCAAATTATTAGTGCCTGAGACAGGCCCATAACAAACCTTACAAAACCACTGCTAACCCAACCTAACAACACCCGATCACTAATCTTTAATTACTTTACACTTAGCAATATCAAACCTTCCATAAGTCGGCCTGAAATCAGCAACACCGATTAACCGACCCGCCATTGATAAAACCTCATTGAAAAATTGATAATCAATGTACTCAGGCGTGTTAACCATTAATTCTATTTCTGCACTCCATCCCTTTAAGAAAGATGGACGCATTCTTGTAATTGCATTACGTTGAATTACTACTCTACGCTGATCAATGAAGTCCCAATTCTTTGTACCGCCATTGATCTTTGCCAGTTCAGTCAACGGCACAATACCAGCCTTGAATAAATCAAATGCTGACTTTCTTGGGCTTCGTGGGTCTTGCTTAAACTTAGCAGCGTAAACCATTGCCATCCTTAAATATTCACCCGGTAAACAGATGTGACCATCTTCATCCCGGTAAATAAAAGATTCGACATTGTCACTTTTCTTTTCCTTACTACCTTTTTTTGCAAGTGCTTTACTTGCCACATCCTCACACGACCAACGATGAAATATAATCGGGCACGATCCGATAATTTCAATTTGGACAATGTACGGTTTTTCTGTTTGGACTGGATTCTCAATGCCATTGAGTAATTCAATTCCTTCAATCAGTTCTTTAGCTGTTTTTTTAGCCATAAAAATTGTTATTAAAAAATATAGCCCGCACCTGGGTTCAAGCGTTGACTCTCTCCCCCATGTACGGGCTTTGATTTTTTTAGTATAGTCCCTTTTGTCAACGGCAGAACCATAGCACAAATATAAACAAAAAAAGGTAGTGTACAACTGGCTATACTATATTAGTTAAAGCGATTATTCAAATTTGTTTCCGTGATAGCACAAATAAACATTCACGGGCAAATCGGGCCGTCATTTGTTGACGAAAAGGGGCTTTTCCATAAAGGAGTGGTTCTTTTAGATGTTATCGAACAAGCCGAAAGCCAGCCTGAAGCCACCGAATTTGAAGTTTCAATAAACTCACCTGGCGGATATGTTGATATTGGCGATGCCATCCACAACTATCTACAATCACTCAAGAAAAAAGGAAAGGTTACCACCGTTCAAAACGGAATTGTCGGATCAATCGCTACAAAGATTTTTTTAGCCGGTGATGAAAGGTTAGTGGATGATCGTTTTGAGTTCTGGATTCACAACCCATTCAAAGAAAATGTAAGTGGGGATTCTGATGAACTTATGGCAACAGCTCAGGCGTTGGCTGCTACCGAAACAGAGCTTCGCCAGTTCTATATGAATTTCACAAAGATCAGCGATGAGGGTCTGGACGCTTTAATGAAAGCCGAGACAGGATTGACAGCCGATCAGTGTATCAAGTTTGGATTTGCAACCGGTAAGAAATCGGTTCCAGTTTTAAATATAATCAAACCAAAAATGAAAGAAGAAAAGAGTTTTATGGAACACGTAAAGGCATTCTTTACGGAGAAGCCTAAAGGCGTACAGCCAAAGGCACAGATTCCAGGAGCCGCACAGCCTAAAAGCTTGGTCGTAAACCTTGCTGATGGTGCTGGTAGCTTTTGGGTGGAGGGTGAAGGAGTGGCCGAAGGTGTAGCCGCTTTCCTTTTGGATGAAGCCGGTCAACCGACCGCGCAGGTATTGGCAGACGGTGACTACAAGTTGGAAGACGGCTCAATGGTGTCAGTAATGGGAGGCAAGGTTTCTAAAGTAACACAAGCCGAAATCCCAGCAGACCCTAAAGAAGAGGAAGAAGAAATGATTCCTAAATCTCAGGTTGAAGCAATGGTAAAAGCAGCGGTTGAGGCCGCTATGGCACCAGTGAAAGCAGAACACGAAAACGCCATCATGGCATTGAAAAAATCAGCACGTATAGGAGTACAGCCTACTAAGGCAGTAATGGGATTGCCCGACAAGCAAGCGGGCCGCAGTATCGCGAGCGTAATGCGTGAAAAACAAGAAGAAAGACGTAAACAACTTAACAAAAACTAACAATGGCAAGCCCGGTATTTTCAAGTAATTACAATGGTGATGTATTAGATTACATCATTCAGGAATCCGTGTTAGGATTGCAAGCAGTTGAGAAAGGTTCGATCTACGCCATTGAAAACGTTTCTGAGAAAATCAGTATCGCTAAAATGGTTGCAAGTTCAAACCCTATCGGCAACCGCGAAGCAATGCCTACCACTAAGACAGCAACCGTAACGTGGTCGGAGGCCACACTTGAGCCTCGCGACATGATGGTCTACATTCCAGACATCAACCCGCGCGTATTCGAAAGCGCATGGCGCGAGTTCCAACCTAAAGGCGCATTGCCTGACAAAGTTTTAGATCCGAACATTCAAAAAGTATTTGCGGATGTTGTATTAAAGCAAATCCAAAATCAATTAGGCCGCTTGATCTGGCAGGGTGATATTACAGCGTCTTCTACCAGCGCACTTCGGTTCTTTAACGGGTACATCACCCGCGCTCAGGCTTCATCTACAAACATTGATGTGACCAACATTGGCGCAATCACAGCGGCTAACGTGATCGCAGTTCTGGAAGATTGTAACAACGCGGTGCCTGATGCTTTGTTTGAAGACCCTGATATGGTTTTCCACATGAGCACCACTACCTACCGTCTGTATCAGGAAGCATTGAGAGCCTCGACTTACAAGGGTCTTGAGTATCAATCAGGTCTTGCCGGTCAGTTTGCTGGCCGCGAAATCCGCCACTACAGCGGATTCCCTAACAACGTGGTTTTAGTTTGCAAGGCTTCAGCCGGTCAGGATTCAAACCTATACTTGGCTACCGACAAGGTGCGCGACACCGAGAATCTGGTGATTGCAAAACTTCGCCCGGAAGGTGAACACTACTTCTTGAAGGCATTGTTCAAAATGGACACAGCATTCTCAATTGACAGCGAATCAGTTTATTACATCGGTTCTTAATTTTAAAACAACATGGCAACAGCAATCACAAACTCAGTAGGCAATCAAGTCGCTGATAATAATGCATACGAAAGCAAAGGCCGTAAGTCTGTAGATCAGGCTTACGCAGCCACCTCTATTCCGTTATTTGCAACGGGTGCCGCACTTCAGATTTTCAATTACGCTCAATTAACTGGCGCAATGACGATCAACGCGGAAACGACCGTTTCAAGGCTTACGCAATGGGATGAAGTTATATTCGTTTTTGAAGTTGACGGAACCCAGCGAATAGTAACTTTTGGAACCAACTTCCTTTCATCTGGAACGGTTACAATTCCGGCTAACAAAGGGGCAACAGTAAGATGTTTGTACGATGGTACAAGCTTACGGGTAATGTCACGCGAAATATACGCCTAATGAGTTGCGGAAAAATTACCATCGGTTCGAGTGTGGATTGTTCCAACCCTTTGAGGGCTGGGACAATGCCCCGCTTGTTTTTGTTTAATTACGAGGACGTAACCGCAGTAACACTATCGACATCTACACCAAACCTAATCACAGCCTTAACGCTTGCGTCTAATACCGTAGGCTATGTTTTCGAGGGCTTCAAACAAGATGTTAAGCCTACTCAGGAGATTATCGCTCCTGCTAACGGGTTAAATCAGTTTAAGCATTCAGTAAACTTTTTGGTTTACAACATCGACCAGCTTCAAAAGAATAACATTCAGAGGCTGGCCAAGGGCAAGTTTATTGCTGTTGTTGAAAACAAAGGAAAGACTGTAAATTCTTTTGAGGTTTACGGATTAGGATCTGGTCTTGAGATTGTGCCAGGTGTTGCGCGGGATTCCTTCGCTAATGGTGGCGGGTATTTGATTACTCTTGCCACTTCCGATCAGGAGTTTGAGACCATGTTACCTCAGACGATCTTTACAACTGACTACGTAACAACCAAAGCTCTGGTTGAAGAGTACGCTGGATTACCAACGGTTACCGTAATAAGTGATCTTGCTTTACAGGTTGCTGGTGGAGATACTGAAACTATTACCGGAACAAACTTCTACGGCAATGGTGCTTCAAGTGCGGTACTTTCTGTTAAGTGGATTAATCAGGCTACTTTGGCCGAAACCGCTCAGACTGGTATAACAGTGGCAAGCGACACGAGTATAACATTTACATCTGTGGCCCTTACGGCTGGTGCGTACAAGTTACGCGTTACAACCACACGAGGGTATGCAGATTCTACACAGGTTGCAATAGCAAGTTAAAACTAAAGGGGCGGGTTAATCCCCGCCTTTTTTTATCTTTACAACAAGGCTAACAGTTAGCCCCTCTTTTAAAAAACTAAAAATTTTAAACTAATGAAATGGAAGCCAAAAAATGACACTTGCGGGGTTCCCGGCAAGGGATTTATCAAATCAGAATCTTTTTCACAAGAAGATGAAGACGCGCTAATCCAACGCGCAAAAAATCGCAAGATCAACGTAAATGTGTTTATGTTGAACGCTGGATTTGAACCAGTTGATGATTCGGGACAACTTGAGATCACCGAAGCGGAAGAAGAAAACCCATTAACACCAAAAAGAAAACGCAGAACTAAAGAAGAGATCGAGGCCGATAAAGCCAAAGAATAATGAATGTATTTGTTCAGCGATATGACCCTGACATTAAGAGAATAAGAACCTTTGTAGACCGATCAGAAGGGATACAATGGTGGACGCATAATAACTTATACCCTCAGATTGTTGAGGGAATCAGGGACAGGTCTTACACGATAAAGTCAGCTTGTGATCGGTTGCAGAAGTTTCTTAGAGGGGAAGGGTTTGAAGACCAATCGCTTGCTGGCCTTGTCGTAAATCATAAGGGTCAGACCTTACAGGATATACTTAGAATGCTAACGATAGACGCTGCTACTTATTCAGGGTCTTTTGTTATTCATCTTGGTGTTAACCTTTTGGGTGAGTATAATAATATTTCAGTTTGGCCATTGGCTTACTGGCGGTTTGGATTGCCGGATGAAAACGGGGATGTTCACGACTACAAGTATAATTCCAACTGGGAGCAAGACCCTTATAAGGAACTTGTTAACGCCAAGCGTATTCTGGAATACCCTAAGTTTGTTCCTGACAAAGAACTAATCAAAAGCCAGATTGAGGAATGGTCAAATAAACGCACAGGGTTTCCGGGTCATGTATATTTCTTTACACCACTGGAAGATCAATATCCTATGTCAACGTTTGACAGCGTATTAGATCAAGGACAAACTCAGGAAGAAATAGGAATTTTTAGGCTGTCATCAATTCAAAACGGATTGAATGCCGCAAACATATTCTCATATCCTGGTAAGTTTGAAAATAAACAAAAGGAAAGGGAGTTTATAGATGGATTAAATCCATTCAAGGGGGGTCATGGTGCTGGTTCAACTATCGTTATCGAAGATGAAAGCGGGTTAAAGAAAGCGCAGGATTTAATTACTCCACTAACGCTTCAGAACAACGACAAGATTCACGAGTTTATATCCCGTGACGATAAAATGGCGATTATGGAAGCCTTCGCCATGCCAAAGGGTATTTTAGGGGTGCTTCCTGAAACCGGAATGTTTAACCAACAACAACTTGAGGAGGAGTATTACTACTACAACACCATAACCAGAGAAATAAGAACGGACATCTCGGCAGCGTTCAAAAAGATATTTTCTAACTGGCACCAACCAGTACAAAGCGATTTCAAGATTAAAGAACTTGTGTATAAAAAACAGGTTACATCCGTAACGGTGCCAGAGGTTCCAAAAGAACAAGCATCGGTTAACGAGAACTTAAAAAACCTAACCGGTAAGCAGTTACAAAACATTCAACGGGTAGTAAGAAAGTTCAACAAGGGAGAGTTAACATTTTCGGCAGCTTCACAGTTGCTAAAGAACGGGTATTCATTCACAGAACAAGACGTAAACGATTGGTTAGTAGAAGATGGAGAAGAGGTGCCTGATAACATTAAATGACCTTAAACTATTGCGGCCAACAGCCGAATTAGACGGGATAAGATATGAGCCTTTTTGTTTAGAGGCACAGGATCAGGACTTACGCCCGATTTTAGGAGATGGACTTTTCTACGATCTTATGAATGAGTTCTACGATACGGGTGACGATATGCACACCGCCTATCAGGAGCTAATCAACGGTAAAGCATATTCTTACAATGGTCAGACTATCTACTTTGACGGGCTTAAGCCGATGTTAGGGTATTTTACGTGGGCGAGGTTGATTCAAAACCACTCTACACACGTTACAAGGTTTGGAGTTGTTCAAAAGGTTGTTCAACAATCTCAGCCGGTTGACCCTCAAACTATCCGGCAGATTGTTAACGAAATGAAAAGCAATGCGCAGACTTACATAAACCAGACAAAGCAGTTTTTACTTCACAATCAAACTACTTACACTCTTTACGTTGGAAGTAGTAACGTTGGTAATACAGGATTTAGAATGTTTAAAGGATAAAAAAATGAAAAATCTAATTTTAGCAGCACTATTATTTACAGGGTTCTACTCTTTCGGTCAGATCGAAGTAACCCACAATCATTTCCAGATTGATTCAGTTGGAAGTACCAGCGTGGTAAAGGTTACAATCACAGCAAGAAGAGTACCTACCTATATTGATGCGTTTATTTACACGGCTTCATCAAACTCAAGCACTGTAAGAATTAACGATCAAAGCACTGTAATGTTTGACGCGGCCCCAATTGCAGCCGACAAATTAAGGCCGCTTAGAATCGTTAACGGTGTTTTCTGGATTAAGCTTGAAAACGCTAATGATGTAATTCAAATATTCTGGTGAAAACTTACAGGACATATCGTGGTGTAGAATTAAATCTTGAGGCTTACAAAGGCCGTTCATCAATAGATTACGAAATAGAAGTAACTTTTGATGATGGTAGTCCTTATGATTTAAGTATTTACAGTCAATTGCTTTGTAAAGTATTTTACCGTAAAGGATTTACTGAAATAGTTACTCCTACAGTTACAAGCTCAGACAACGTTGTATTACTTAACATAACAGACGCTCAATCTGAATTACTTCAACAAAGAGATTACTATTATGAGATTTACGGGGTAATAGGAAGCGAAACTGAGTTAATTGCTTACGGAATATTTAAAGTAGTATGAGAATAAAAGTAGCTGGTGGAGCCGGTGTATCACAGAGAGGCACTTTCAGATTAAATGATGGTGCCTTTAGAATTATTGGGGATTGGGAAGGAAGCACAAACGTTATTCCCACTGGGACAATAAAAAAAGGATATGCTTATGTTTGTGTTTCAAGCACCACCACATTATTAGGTCCTGATACCGGAATAATACCTCAAGGGTCTATGATACTCGCATTGGTAGACAATCCGGGAGAAAGTTTATCAGATCAAACTAAATGGAGAATATTCTACTAACATGAAAACAATATTAACACTAATCTTTACGCTTTTTTTTTCGGTATGCTTTGCTCAGTTTAGTAAGCCACAGTTATACCAGAACATCAATAACAATATTCGTCTAAAAACGTATTCACCATTAAGGATTTCGGCTGTTCTTGATTCTATTGTAGCCACAATGAATACTGGCGGCAGCAGTTCCTACACCTTCACCAACGGATTAACCGAAAGCGGTGGTACGGTGAAGTTAGGTGGCACATTGACTGAAGATGTATATATTGATGGTTCCTATTTCTTTGGGTTAGGGTTGACTACTCGTATAAGTGCATTTTCAGCCAAAGTAGTAAACGGATTCAATTTTGATTTAGATGATGGAACTAATCTGGTTGCTATTTCCGGTTCAGGATCAACACTTGCATTAAGTTCAGGTGATAGTGGCACTATTGACGGAAGCATTAGTATTTCATCCTATGGTGGTAATAATAGTATTTACTCGTACCGTAATGGCACTTCTGGGCTTTATGGTTACGGAACTAATGGCACTAAGTCATTTGAAGTGAGTACTAACGGAATTTCAGTAACACTTGGCTCCGATGCCACTAACGATATGTACTATCGGAACTCAAGCGGCAATCTTGCCAGAATACCAGCCGGAACAAACGGCTATGTTTTAACTTCAAATAGCGGTGTTCCTACATGGGCAGCACCTTCTGGCGGTGGTGGCGTTTCGGATGGCGATAAAGGAGATATTACCGTAAGTGGAAGCGGTGCAACTTGGACTATTGACAATAACGCAGTAACTAATGCTAAGATAAACGATGTAGCAGTTGGTAAGATTACCGGACTTGGCACAGGTGTTGCCACCTGGTTAGCTACTCCATCATGGACTAACTTTAATTCAGCAATAACAGGAACGGCACCCTATCAGCCTTTGGATTCAGACCTGACAACAATCGCAGGGCTAACAGCAACGACAGATAACTTTTTACAGGCTAAATCAAGTGCATGGGCTAGTAGAACCCCAGCACAAGTTAAGGCCGATTTAGGGGTGCTTTATTTGCCACTTATTACAGGGTATTTAGGTGCATCCGGAACAGACGCAAGTATGGAAACCGCTACGGCAGTAGATAGAATCCCTACCACTTCTATGTCTGTTGGGCAACGTATTTCAGCCATTGTTACAATCAGTGGCACACAAAGAAGGTTATACACGGCTGAGTTAGTAACGCCAGCAGATGCAACAGCTAATATTGAGGTATCGCCAAGTGTTATTCGCCCGAATGATTTCAATGTGTCTACTAACAATAAAGTATGGCGAGAAATAAGACAGAACGGAATAATTGATGTGAGTAATTTCGGTGTTATACCACATGCAACTTTGTTCGTGAGCGATCAGATTAATGCAATTATAACAGCAGCCAGCGCAAACGATGCGTTGATATTTCCGCCAGGTTCCTATAACATCTATGCAATAACGATTCCAAACGGCAAACCATTGCATTTTATTGGATACGGGGCCAGATTCATTTTAAGTACTGTGAGTGCGCCTCACTTTGTTATCCAAGCAGACTTTACAACCGTAAAAGGATTTACGTTTATTGGTCGTGGTCGATCTAACGCAACTTATCCGGCACAGTCGGCAATCAGGATAATTACATGCTCAAACGTTACAATTAGTGACTGTATTTTTGACTCAATGCCAAACTATGCCATACAGACCAACACGACCCACATATCCGACCAGTCTAGTGACTTTGGTGGTATTAACATCAACAACGTTTTAATAACCCGCTCAAAAATTGGATTTGAGGCAAGTACGCGAGGCGAGTATGTTAATATTACAGCGTCATCTATAACCGATTGTGATACAGGATTATTAATAGGGGCTGGAAATATTAATGTAAACGGGAGTCAAATTTTAGATTGCTCAACGGTGGCATTCGACTTTGTTACCGGTGTAAATGATGCGCACGGGGTTATTACCGGAAATCAAATTAACCACAACGTTCTTTCTTTTAGATTTAACGATATTGTTAATGGTGAGTTCATACGTAACAATAACCTTTACTATGGTGATGTTGAAGCAACAGACTCGCACGGAATTGTTTTTACAGGTAATACGATTGAAGGTGCTGAATTTTTCTTTGATAACTGTACTGGCATACAGATAGAAGGCAACACATTTCCAAATACAGCTACTACAACACTTACTACCAACTGGAACGGAAATGCTTCAACTGTATTTGCTTACAATAACAAGACCCTTGCAAACGAGTACTTAAGCGGATGGAATTTTTCAGCACTTGGAACAACCGGCCAAAGACTTTCTAAACTGTGGGCTACAGATTTGGAGATGACCAACGTTCCGATTATCGGGACTCCTACAAAGGATAACGCGGCTACACGTATTCTCACACAGAACACTTCAACCGGTGCGATTGAGTATAAAGATGCAAACGTAAACTCAAGTACTAATATGGGTTTTGAAGATTTGCAGATAAACTTCGGTGAAATCGGAGCCTCTACTACTTCTTCAAACTCTATCCACTTAAACGCCTACTACTCCAACAAAACAACACTGGTAGCAACTATTACTTGTGTAGGGATTAAAACAGATGGCACGGCCAGCGTACATGCAACCGTTACGGCAAGATTCAGGAAAGACAATTCAGGAACATTTAACGTGGACGATGTAGGTACTGTAACTACTTCAGATGCTACGGTTATAAGTGATCTTGAAGGCGAGATTAACGGCACTAATCCTTCTGTGAAGTTAGTAACAGGTGCATCCGCTTCTACATTTCAATTCATGGTAAAAGTTGAAACCGTATGGGCTACCGATTAATTCTTTTACTGTTTATTTCGCTTTCAGTAAGCGCACAGATTGATAAGAAAAAGGCTTTGCTTATTCTTAATCAAACTGTCGCTTCATTCGATTCTGACTATCAGGCCGTATTGGACAGAGCCACAACTTTAGGATACACCCTTCCAAGCGATGCGCAGCAAGCAAAACAAAATCAATTAGTAGAAGATTTAAAGGCCGCTGGTATATGGTCTTTATTAGACGTGTTTTATGTATTCGCTACCGATGGTAATAACAACTTCGCAACCTTAAACTGGAAATCGCCATCCAGTTATAAGTTAACTATAACCGGCACGGTAACATTTACAACTAATCAGGGCTTTAACAGTAACGGCACAAACGGGTATCTGGCTACCGGCTGGAATCCTAATACCAATGGGGTAAACTTTACGCTCAACTCTGCATCAATTTCAACATACATCTATAACCATGTTACAGAAAACCGGTACGATCTTGGCACGGCCCCAAACTTTACAGGCTCCGGACCGTGGTTATATTTTCGCGGTGATGATGGCTTTGGATCAGCGATAACAGCAGTTAACGCTGGCACTACTTCCGTTACGGCTAACAGTGGCAACAGTGTTGGCTTTTGGATGAGCCAAAGAAAGGACGCTACAAACAACTACATTTTTAAAAATGGTTCTCAGGTAGATTCAGAGGCAGATGCTTCAACGGCTGTACCTAATGCCGAATTGTTTTTACTGTGCGTAAGGAATGGAACTGCCGCCTCATTTTTCAGTACTAAAAAATTATCAATGTTTAGCGCTGGTGCTTCATTGAACGGGTTGGAATCTGCTTTTTATACGGCTTGGAATACCTACTTGACTTCATTATGAGAATACTCCTACTCATATTGCTATCCATCTCCACTTTCGGTCAGATCGACAAGAAGAAGGCGTTTATTGTTTTGCAGGGAAGTGGCACAACACCCGCGCCAGAGTATTACTACGCTGATCTTCCGACTCCATTACCAACGCAAGGCGATGCTACGCTTTTAAACATATCAATGGGGTCAAGTATCACGCAGGCCGAACTTGGAACGGGTGTGCGAATGGGATTAGTACCTACTGCTGGGTATGCGAATACTTTACGGGCCAGTCAGTTGGTAGGCACATCGGGCGATCCTTTTATTTTCAAATCAGAATCGGATGCAACTTATTCGGTAGTCGGTGGGCCAACACTTCCAAATGGTAGCAACTATTTAGGCCAGACAGGAGCGACAATTTCTGATTGGGTAACATTTAATCATTTAATCGCTTTAGGTAATCAATCGGTTGGGTCAGGCACAGGGTTCAGGTGGTTTGGAAAGGCAGGCGGTAGTAATGCCTCACTGATAGACGTAATCATAAAAAGCCCACAAAGTCCTGGCGTACAGTTCAACGGATTAGCTTCTACAAATTCAGGCACATACGGAACTATGCGGTTTGAGTTCGTGCGTATTTTTGGGGATGGGGTTGATAACGAAGGCTTTTACATGGGCGAAACCTCAGTATCAGATCACGGCATAGTGGATTCGTTGTTTGTTTACGATTCAGTTGTAGATTCTACCGGATGGGATGGCTTTCAGGCCAACTCAGTTCAAAATCTACATTGGAACCACCTAACGGCAACCAGAACAGGAATAAGCGCGACAAGCGGCCAGAAATCAGCCGTACAGATGCAGAATATTGGTGATGGTTTCTTAGTCGAAAACTCTGTATTTCAAGGAACACAAGCCTTTCAGATAGCCGGACGGGACGGAACCTTCAGGAATTGTACTTTCATTTTCGAAGAAGCCGGACTATATCAGGACTTGGCTACGATAGGTTATACGACACCTTTAAGCACCATAGGCGGCACGGTAACTTTTGAAGACTGCGATTTTGTTTACATAGGTGTTGGCACTTTAGCCGCAGCGATAGATTTAAGGGAGGAGGATTCATTTTTCACCTTCACCAATTGCCGGAAGTCATCAAATATAACTGATTTAGTTGATGACAACAGATCCTCACCAACACAAGGAAGCTCGCCTAATTGGGGGCTAACAGAAACCGGAACAGGAACGGTTAGCTACTATCCTGTTACCTACAACAATATTACATACACCGATCCAGATGCGGGTCTGATTACAGAAGTACATTACAGAATTTTAGGGCAGGGCGCAAGGAATAGAATAAATTAGTAACTTTAAATAAAAATTGATATGGAAATTCTATGGTGGACTTATCTGGCAACTCTTTACGGTACTATCCTATGGATTGCCATTCAATTTGTAATCGAGAAAGATAAATTCGATGACGGTGGCGAAGGCTTCGACATCAAACTGTACACAAAGAAAAATTGGGATAACTGGGCTTTGGCGATTTTCGCAATCCCTTTCGTAGTTCATTGGGGGCCAGATGCTACAAAGTATTTTTTTCAGGTCGAGTGGTCGAGCATGGGTTACGGGCTATCCGGTTTCATTACTCAGGCGTTGTACTTTTTGGCGAAGGAATATTTATCTAAAAAGAAATGATCTGGATTCTGTGGGTCATATTCATACCGATCGAATGCCTCGCGCATTGGTATTTCATTGAGCAAAGATCAAACGACATTACCCCTGACGGTAAGGTAACATTCAAACATTTTTTAGTAGTAAGCGCGCGGGTAGCCGTATTTTTTGCGCTTCTTAATTATTACCATTTGGGTTTTGAGTATTCTGAATATGGTTTCCTGATTCAGTTTAAGCCATACTTCTCACAAGTGGCTTACTTTACTTTCGGTGCGTTGGCTATTCACTTACTTATTTTCGGCCCGCTGTTAAACCGTATGCGCGGATTGAAGTGGTACTACTTGGGTAAAGGATTTTTTGATAAGTACATTTTAGGCTTAACGCCATCGCTTTTATTTCGTGTATTCGCTTTAGTTGTTGTTATCAGCGGAATGGTAGCCGGTTATTATCAATGGTATTAATATGATTGACTTGCTCACAGAACTATGGAAAGCAGACTCATCCAATGTAATGGTTTTTGCTAACCTTATTTTGTTGATTGTTGTCGGTATCGTTGCGTGGCAGGCGTTCAGATTCTTCTTCAAAGACTATCAATTGAACGTAAAGAAATTAGAAATGCTTACCGAAAAATCCATAAAGCACGATGACGAGCATATTGAGATATACAACCGTATGGATAAAATGCTGGTTGAGATGAAGAACAACCGCGAACAAGATCAGAAGCAAGCCAACGTAACGCATGCTTTAGTACAATTCCTTGCCAAGAAATCAAAGATTGAAATTCCAGAGTTATGACTTACCAGCAGATACGCGAACTTTACATAAAGAACGGTTACCCGTTTGAAACAAAACCATACTTCGCCAATATGTACGGGCGCAGGGATGCCGATCTAAAAACCGTTAACCAGTTCAACGATATTCGCGGGGTAGCGTTCACCGATGAATTTTGCAATGAACACAACATCGAATTTAAGGCCACCACAAAGCCGGGCCTTACCTCACTAACGGGTGAGCCGATGAACAAAAACGGGACTTTTATTTTGATGCCAGGATTTTATAAAGACTGCTGGATTTTAGGCACTCACGGAGCTGGTGGGAATTTCCCACACAGGGCTTTAATACAACGGCCATACAAGGTTTTTAAAGGATGGCGGGACAACAACAGGGACGGCAAGTTTGACTTTACAGGGCCAATTTATGACGATGTAACTGGCCTAAACGACCACACTACCAGACCACATGAGATTACCAACGTAGGAGCCTTCAGCTATGCGTGCATCGTAACAAAAGACGATAAAGAGCATCTTATAAAGGTTGCTATTGCCGAACGGCATGCCGAACTATACGGGAATCTGTTCAGTTTTGCTTTATTTCAGGATTAAGTTGTAAAAAAATCGGGAGCCACTAACTCCCGATTTCCGGCCTGTTGCGGTTTCAACCTCCGCTAAAAAAACTTTAAGTTGTTATGCAAAATTAAAACAATTTTAGCAAATGGAAAAATACCTTTATTTCTGCCTTATACTATTGACATCATGCGGATCACTTGACCGCGCCAACCACCAGTTAAAGAAAGCCGAACGCCACCTTAACAGGGCTATTGAACTTGGCGCAAAGGTAGAAAAAGATACCGTATGGATGCTTCAGGAGTGGATTATACCAGAGGCTAAAACCGACACTGTTTTTAAGATCAGCACCGACACGGTAACAATCGAAAAGGAACGATTGAAAATAAAAGTATTGATTAACAAGGTTACCGATTCCGTTTTTGTTGAGGGCAGGTGTATGCCTGATACCGTCCGAAAGGAAGTGCCGGTAATCGTAGAAAAAAAAATACAAACAGGCTATTCAACCTGGGATATGGTATTACTTAGCATTTTTATTTTAGTAATCGCTTTTATTGCTGGTTACATTTACTCGCGGGTAAAAACCTCGAAATAGCCGTAATTACGGATAGTGTTGCACATAGCCAATTGTTATGCACAATTGGCAATGCTTGAGAAAAGGCTGCCAACGGAGTTACGCACAGGTCATCATCATGTAAGTGCATTCATCTTTACATTTACATTTTATCGGATAGCCATAGATGCACTTTTTAAAGCCATCGCTCACGCCTTTTTCCTCACGCTCTTTGCCAACTGCCGCCCCCTGCACACCGTCCGACCCTTCGGCTTGCATAACAACCTGTATATGCGATTGCTTAAATTGGTCTGCGTAAATCTCCATTGCGTTCAAACAATCCATTATGGCAATTCGTGGGTTTCCACTATTGTCTTTCCAAATAAAAGGTTCTATTATTTCTTCTTTAGTTTTCATATCGTTAGATAATTTAGTGTTTCAAAATCGCAACCGCATATACAGAGTGTCCATTAGCAACAATATGCTGCTTGAGTTGTCGCACCCACCACAGAGTTCCCGCCCGACACGCACTTGCCAGCCCCGCTCCTGCCCGCATGTGCGCCAAACCCACCGCGCACGCATACAGTTGCTAACAGCGGGTTTATCGCATTTTGTGGCGGGAACATTTAGTGTTTCAATCATAGATTTGGAAAATAAAACTTTAAATTTTTGCCAACGCGCGATAATTAATTATTGAGAATGTACCATTTTTAGCTTGTTCTCCAAAAATCATTATACACATTCCCATCCATAGTCCTCTTGGTTCATCATTGAAATTTACCTCACCATTAATAAAACGAATTTCAGATTTAGGTGCAAGTTCGGCCCACCATTTTGTATTGCTTCTAACGGGTATCAAACAAACCTTTGTTCCCCCATTTTTATCAGCTTCATCAGATGCTTTTCTTACCCATTTAGCTAAGTTTCTATCAAATGGTGGATTCATCCAGCAGTTACCAATCCAATCTTTTGTCAAAGCATTATCTTCCTTTGTCCAATAATCAGGCAATTTGTGGTTTGTTTGACTTGCACACACATCTTTTGTTATTTCAAATTCGTTTATCAATGGTCGAACCCATAATACATCCGCCCTTCGGCTTTAATTTTCTTTTTGCTGTTCAGTTCTTCGTAGGTCAGTTTAGTGTTCGCTTTTAAAACTCTGCAAATACTTGCTACATTATAGCGCATTTGGCTGCAAACGAATTGGCGTTGACGTTCTGTTTTTCATAGGTTCGTTTCGTGTAAGGCATTTGGTTTTAAAATCCCACCGCACGAGTGAAGTATTTCAAGGCAGAGCTCAGCAGGAATCTTTGATCGATCGTAGGAACTTTTTTTGGAAAGTATCCCTTTTTGTGTGCATCGTGGAGAACTCTCATGGCACGAATCACCATTTTTACAAATTGGTCTTGGCTTCCATGTCGTAGAGTTTGTCCAAATGTGTGTTGGTTTTCTTATTGTATCTCCGTATTGGCAATAGGTTACGCGCTTACGGTCTACCTTTAAACCATATTTTAAAAATGTGTTAATAACAGGATGTCGATACAGTAAACCTTCTGGATTTTCCATGAAGAAAGTAGCATCTGGGAACCATGAAAATATTTCTATGGTCTTTCTAACCATCTCAACAGATTCATTTGCAAAATCTTTCTTCGGTTTAAAACGTTTAGTTGCCCGATAAAAATCCGTATCCCAATAAGAAAACCAACCAGTTTTAGACCAAGCGGAACAAACAGGGCTTGCCCAAATAACAGTTGGTTCACCAAGTGTGTCAATTATTGTTTCCCTGGTTAGTTCTTCAATTCCAATTTGCAAATCAGACTCAATGAATTTATCCACCGACAATGAAGTGTAGCCTAAAGTTTCAGCACATTTGGATACAGACTTCGATCCAGAGAAGAGTTCCAAAAGCCTCCCCTTCGTTGAACCAAATGCCAGTGTCAGGCTCGGTGACTGGCTATCGAATGAAGTTTTGGGTAACATAAAATTTTAAAAACATGACTGTAATTCTTCTTTAACATCCTCCCAAAACTCTTCAAACATTTCTAATCCTAAGTCTT